ATGTAGGTGAAAACCCTACCCACCCGACCAGTTTTATGTAAATTTTGCGGGGTAGATTAGTCCGGTCTAAATCATCGGTCTCATAAACCGACCATCGCAGGTTCAAATCCTGTCTCCGCCACCATTATGTTTAAACGATGTTCTACATGTAAAGAAGAAAAACCTATAACGGAGTTTAGAAAGAACTCTTACAAACGAGATGGCCTACAAAGTAATTGTAGATCTTGTAAGAAGGTTCTTGATAAAGAGTATTACAAAGTCCATAGAGCTACTCAACGAAGTCAGATTATGGCTGCCAGAAGACGTAGAGTCGGTGTAATAAAGTTGAAGATTTTAGCTTACCAAAAAGAACATCCATGTATAGATTGTGGGGAAACAGATCCCATAGTATTAGACTTTGATCATGTTCGAGGAACTAAAATAACCAACATAGCTCGTATGGTTAATGATGAGACACCTTGGACAATTATTGAAAAAGAGATTGAAAAGTGTGATGTTAGGTGTGCAAATTGTCACCGACGTGCAACACATTTTAGACGTATGGGTCGGTAGTTTAACTGGACAAAATCCCGGACTCTTAATCCGTGCGATGCGAGTTCAACTCTCGCTCGACTCACCAAATTAAAAGGAGCAGAATGAAACAGGTTCTTTTAAGTCTCGTCTTTGTATTAGGGTTAGCCACAGTCTCGTATGCTCAGTCTGCTACTCCCTCAAATAGACTTGCTTGGGACCAGTCAGACGCAACTGTAGCTGTTGCAGAAGCGTATACCTTCAAACAGTATGCAGATGGAAGCCCGACCGGGACAGTAATCACTGGTGTGACTTGTACAGCAGGAGCAGTCGTAAGTTGTAGCGCACCATTTGGAGCCTTCACTCCGGGAACACACACGATCCAGCTAACAGCCACAAATGCTGCTGGGGAGTCAGTTAAGAGTGCGGTATTCAATTTCACCTTCGTGGTCGTTCCAACAGCGCCGGGTAATTTAAGGGTTCAATAAGCTCTGGTTCGAACACAGCCTCTAATCGGCCCGGAAGGGTCCGCTGTGAAAATGCGTTGAAGTGCAGGGATAACGCGCATCTAATTTAATTGTGGGGTTGTGGCTCAACTGGCACAGCACCTCGCTTGCACCGAGACAACTTGAGGGTTCGACTCCCTTCAACTCCACCACTTTATCATAGGAGACAGATTTATCATAGGAGACAGAATGTTACTTGAGTTCATCTTCGTCGCCATCGTGCTGTATCTCGTAGATGCCTACGTACCTATGCAGTCAGCCTTTAAGACGATTTTCAGGATTGGTTGTGTCATAGTAGCCATCTATTATCTAGGTTTGTTAATGGGAGTCAGTCTCCCATCGAGATTTAATTAAGTTCGATCATCATGTTCAACGGTCGTTTAACCGGTAGGACCACGAGCTGTTAACTCGTACGATGCGCGTTCGAATCGCGCCTGTTGAGCCAAGTTTAGAATCAGAGTGTAAGTCAGCCCAGTAGACAGCGAGCTTTGGAAGCTTGAAGCCGGTGGAGCGAAGCCACCCACTCTGACCATTTTCATCCCCGCATGGCGGAACAGCAGACGCGTGGAGTTTAGACCTCCATGTCCATGTGGCGTGAAGGTGCAACTCCTTCTGTGGGGACTATATATTAAGGAGACTAATGCCATTTAGTTCCGTAGAACAAAAACGAGAATATCAAAGGAACTGGTGCCAGAAACAAAGACTGGAATTCTTTACTGATAAGTCATGTGTTATGTGTGGATCTTCAGATAATCTGGAATTAGATCATATAGATCCTGATGAAAAAGTATCACATAGGATCTGGTCCTTTAGTTTGAAACGACGAGACGAAGAGCTAACTAAGTGTCAAGTATTGTGCAATACTTGTCATAAAACTAAAACTAAGAAGTTCCTGTCTGAACTGTTTACAAAACCTGTCCAACATGGATCACGCTATGCCTATAAACATCATGGATGTAGATGTGAATTGTGTAGTAATTTTTACACTACTTATAGAAGAAATAAGTATTTAAGGACAGGGACTTAAAGTTTTTCCATGGAGACCATTTCATAGGTGTGTGGCGGAACGGTATACGCGCTGGACTGAGATTCCAGTGGGTTCGCTCATGAGGGTTCGACTCCCTCCATACCTACCAATTCAAGGTGTTCCCAGCTTGCGGCTGGCGCGTGAGCATGAGACCGTCATGGGTCTGGACACCACCAATTCAAGTGTGGAAGTGTAGCCTAGTGGCGAGGGCAGCAGTCTGTAAAACTGTGACCCACAGGGTATAACGTCGATGGTTCGACTCCATCCATTTCCACCAGAGCAAGTAGCTTGAGGAATGTCACCCGTGTGGAGATAAATCGGTAACCCACATGTTGGAATGTCCTTAGCGCCGATTGTTAGTTATGTGTCAGACTCTTTTAAGGGTTAGGAAACCGGACTCTCAATCCGTTAATATGGGTTCGAATCCCATGTCTGATGCCAATTAATCAGCCCAAGGAGGCGTAATGACATTCTTAGAATGGGTTCTGAGCCTGTTCGGTTCTAAAAAGGTGTATGTGGTCAAGTCAGGTGACACTCTGAGTGCGATTGCCAAGAGGTTCTATGGGGATGCGGAGAAGTGGCCCAACATCTACAACGCGAACCGTGACCAATTGACCAACCCTGACCTCATCAAGCCGGGACAGAGGTTGAAGATTCCCAAGTAAATCGAATTCATGGCCTACTAATCCAATAGGTAGAGAAAAGGGACATCTAATATCAAACTATGTTAAAAATCTACGGTCCGTATCTTAATTGTCAAGGTAGGAAGCATATTATATTAGTTGATCCAGCCTCTAACGTTAAAAGGACAACACAGTATGCTCGGTGGTTAATTGAATTAAAGGTTGGTAGACAGTTAATCAATGATGAAACCGTAGATCACATTGATGGTGATTTTACTAACGATTCTATTAGTAATTTACAGATCCTATCACGATCAGACAATATTAGAAAGTCGTTACCTAAAACTAAAGCGGAAATTGTTTCATTTAGGTGTCCAATCTGTAACTGTGTGGCACATAAAGACGCTAGGAAAGTAAGGTGGAACAAGAAACAAGGCAAGGCTGGACCATTTTGTGGTAGGGTCTGTGCTGGAAGGTTTTCAACATCCGAGAATGGTGTAACGGCAGCCACAGTGGATTCAAATCCCACCGTCTAACGACGTGAGAGTTCGATTCTCTCTTCTCGGACCAAAGTTTCATGCGGAGGGTTGACAGAACGGCATTGTGCCGATTTGCTAAATCGAGGCCCCCAGAAATGGGGAGCTGGTTCAACTCCAGCACTCTCCGCCACGTTCGATGTGGTTGCTCGTTCAACTGGAAGGACGCCTGCCTGTGAAGCAGGAGAACAGGGTTCAAGTCCCGGCATCCACCCAAATTAATAGAGGCGTGCGGCTAATTGGTAAGCTCCCCGGTTTGAACCCGGAGCCATCGGTAACCACTCCGGTGTGGGAGTTCGAATCTCTCCGCCTCTTCCATCTCGTCCGTTAACTAGCTTAAGGAGCTAAATGAAAAAGATTAACATCTTTCAGATTCTCAACATCATCAACATGTCCATGCTGCTCGTTGAGGCCGTCAAGGGCAAGAGCACTAAGCAGGAAAGGATTGACACGGCTATTGACTTCGCAGCCCCCTTCGTACAGGCCCTAGAGACCAGCTTTGGGAAGGACCTCTTGAATGAGGCTGACATCAAGCCCCTTGTTGAGGACTACATCACAGCAGCCAAGACCCTCGTGAACGGTATCGAGCGGTTTAAGGCTCTCAAGGTCAAGCCCGTGGTTGACCCCGTGGTTCCTCCTGTGGTATAATAGGTTTTAAGGTTGCATGGGCAGGCTGTCTATGCGGAAGGCTGCAACCCTTCTCAGACTGGTTAGATTCCAGTATGCAACTCCAGATTTTGATGGGGATTGGCCGATTGGCACAGGCAGCGGACTCTGAATCCGCTCAGCAAGGTTCGATTCCTTGATCCCTTGCCACTTATGTACTGGCTTAATGTTTAACGGCAGCATGTCAGTCTTCCAAACTGAATGTGTGGGTTCGATTCCCACAGCCCGTACCACTTGCTCTCGCGAGCTTTGTGTTCCTACGTCTGGACGACGATGAGAGTCTTCGAAACTTTTGAGGTGGGTCCGATTCCTACTAGGAATACCAATTTGCTCTCTCCTATGGAATAGGGTGCGGGTCTCCTAAACCGGCTTGGTCAGTTCAATTCTGACAGAGAGTACCATTTTCGTGCGCTACTGATGTAATGGTAGCATAACAGACTGTCTATCTGTTTGCGGGGGATCGTAACCCCCGTAGCGCGCCACTCAGTGCCCCGTATGTGGGCACATATCGATGGGTAGCTCAACCCGGCAGAGCCACTGGCCTACACCCAGAAGGTTGAAGGTTCAACTCCTTCTCCATCGACCACTTATCTCTACGTGTCGTCTAACCCGGCAGGACCGATGCCTTATTAGCGTCAGATGCTTGTTCAAATCGAGCCGCGTAGACCATCTCTGGATAGCTCAGTCGGCAGAGCGGCAGTTTGAAACGCTGCGCGTCGGACGTTCGATTCGTCCTCTAGAGACCATATTGTGGATGAGTAGTTCAACGGAAGAACTGCTGCCTGATTAGCGGCTGATGTTGGTTCGATTCCAGCCTCATCTACCAAGTTAGATGCCCGGTGCGAGAACCGGTAAACCGGTGTGAAAGACGGTGGGCTAGTCCGTCGTAGTAGCCAAACATCTCGCGCCGACCAAGTTAGTGCCGCTGGACGCGGGGCGTTAACAGAACTCCAAATCCTGTGAATAAGGTTCAACTCCTTACGGCGGTGCCATTTACGTCTTAAGCTACTTTCGTATCAACGGAAATACACACCCTTTGTACGGCTGAAATGTGGGTTCGACTCCTACAAGTAGCTCCACTTCCAATCTATGACCAAAAAGAAGCCTGAAGTCTGTATCATCTGGAGGGACGCGGAAGACGGTTCCACATGGATGGGACAGAAAGAAGCAGAGCAATTTGCTGATCAGGAGTGTTTAGTCAGGTCTAGAGGTATCCTCGTCAGGAAGACCAAGAACTTCGTCGTCCTCGCAGCAGATGACACCCTCTCAGGCAACCATCCCGGAGAATATGGGAGAATCTGTAAGATCCCCTCTAAGATGATCGTCTCCATTATGGAAGTCCCCCATGCGCCGGATTATAATCCTCCTGCTCCTGTTGCTCGCACACCCTCCATTCCTAGCAAGGGTAGGGGCTCAGAGCCCAGTCACCATCCAAGTCAACCCGAGGATGACAACTCAGACCGTAAACGTCAAGATTAGGGTCGAGCCTCATGCTCACAACAGGCACCTCTGGCTCATCTGGTATCAATTTGAAGGGTTTGAATCGAAGAAATACTGGCAGTTAGAAGGGGAGAAGGCCTTGAAGTTCTACGACGCTCGAATCACATTTGATGAGGGAGGTACATGGCAGGTTAAGGCCAAGGTCATTAAGAATGATGAGTCTAGTGTCATCGCTCTCACATCAGTCATAGTCACAAGACTAGATAGAAACTAACCTAAACCTAGAGTAGGTAAGTTAGATTAGCCAAGGCAGAATTGAATACCCTAGAAACACCAAAGGCCACCCTCATCAGGTGGCCTTTTTGTTTTAGGTTAGTCTATGGTAAGTCTAGTCTAAGGTGGCAATCAACTTAACTTCCATAGCATAGGTTTGAGAGGTTTTATCTAACTTGACAGCCTTTCTGATAGCTTCTAGGGCTGATCTCCCAGCTACCGTCACCCGACTCCAATTCTCCCCATATTTCCTGTGTGCGAGTTCGACCTCAAATATTCTTTTCATCTACCCTCCTCCTCTTAAAGTACTCTTCAGCCCACCATATTTCCCTATCCTTGGTCATCTTGAGAATCTCTACGGAATGGGTCAACCTCCCGACCTCTACCTTGAGGTCGAATGTCGTCTGTTCCAAGCTTACGAATGTCGAAGATGTAGAGAGCAACCAAGTGCCAAATCGCTGCAATAAGGTGGTGACTCCCAGTCTCTTCATCAATCGTCTCCCCCATCCTGAACTGGTTATAGTGTCTCTCCATCGCATCACAGGTGAGACTCCACTTATAACCTTTCTCCCAATTTCTATCTCCATACTTCTTACTCCCCCTCCCATAATGCTCAGCCAAGGCCCACAACATCTCTGTCGGGATCAAACTGAACCTCGCCGATTTCATCCCCTTCTCCCCACCACTCACAGGATCAACAACCCTCACCTCTTTCTCAGGAGCATTCACATACATAAACGACTTCCCCTCCACCTCTTTGATGTCTCCTACTCTAGGTGGTCTAGGCCCCTCCACAAACTTAGCCCTAGGATCATACTGTGTAGTCGGATCTAGATTCTTATTCAACTTAACCCCATCCTCTTCATATCTCATCTTCTCTATCCTCCTCCCTCTAGAACCCCTCATTGCCATACCATCCTTTCCATCAACTCCCTTGCTCGTCTACTTGGTCTTTTGGTGAGAAAACCCGAACCCCTCCCTTTGGAATACGATACCCCGCCTCCTCCAAACTGTTTAGCAGTTGCATCCACTCTGACACCTGAAGCGTGCTCGATCCACCAATGGGTTCCAAGCTGAGTTTGCATACGCATCGGCTTCCATCCGGCCTTTTTACCTCCAAGAAGATGATATAAGGACTCACTTGTGACATAACAATTACCCCTCTTCATGTTTCACCTGTCTCAACCACGGCTCCATCAGTTTGATGACCTCACTTGAGTTCTTTACCCACCTGACCTGATCAAGCAATTGGAACACGTTCGTTCCCTTAATCCCCTCCGCAAAGATAGCTATCTTGTGGGGACAGACAGCATTATGGCCTAGGACAATCCCTAACTCCACAGCCTTCCCTGACGTCTCCTTCCCCCTCTCCTGTAAGTTCAGAAGATAGAGGATGTCACAATTCAAGATGGCATTCAGATCGTCTTCGGCACACTTCTTGAAGTAGGGGTCCTCAGGTTTCAACTTATCCCCTGCGTCATAGTTCCACCAATCATGTGCGATTTCAAACCCGGCTTTCTCAAACCTCTTCGCCACCCTCTGTGCCCGATCCCTGTTGATCCAAGGAGCCGCCACATAAACCTTCTTAGAAGCCATTACAATCCTCCTTCCAGCCACACACCAAACATCTGATACAACCTTTAATCTTGGCTAGCTGTGTAGACTCCCCACACCTCGAACATATATCCTGACTAGTAACCATGTGTTCGTCGAGCCACTCCTTCTCTAGTTTATCGAATATCTTATCTGATTCTTCCCATGCAGCTTGACATGCCCGCTCAATCAGGTCCTTCACAAACTGAATCTTCTCTGCGTCAGTCTTAGTGGATGTAGTATTCCTCAAGAATCCCTCCCACCTCTAGTATATACCTTCTCGTGCGTGCGAAGCTGTCCCCCCACCGCTCTATCTGTGCCTTGGTCGCCTCAGGAGCCACAAACCTCCTAATCCCCGCCTGAATCATATGCACACAACACCTGTCACAGCTCATGAAGGGGTAGGTATAGAGGGTACAGTCCTCCGGCAACATCTTCCTATTGGCAAACATGAGGGCATTCATCTCACAATGGATCACCCTGCTCAACTTCTCTGTCCTATCATTCCACCACTCAGGTTTATCCTCCATCCCCATCGGGAACCCATTGAAACCCACACTTATGACACTGTTGTTCTCTGCCACAATAACGGCACCAGTCTTTGTAGACGGGTCTTTGCTGGCAGTGCTGACATATTGGGCCATCCCCAAGTGGAACAGGTCCCATTTCAAGTCTTTCATCTTCCTTTAACCTCCCAATCAAGTCGTCTATGTTAGTAAATATCCCCGTCGCAAACTGTAACATCAAGTCCCATCGCTCAGGATCGTCGAGTAGGTAATAACCACGCCGTCCACGTCCGAGAGCGTATCCCAGTTCGAGATGCCCGGATTTACCTGCCGGAGCCACAAGTATAACTGCCTCTGACCGGTCGATGTGGTCTTTGTCGAAGTTGAATATGGTCTTAGCGGCATCAGTCTCAAGAGCTTCCAGATATGATCGTCCGAGTGATTGATGGTATTCCTTAAAACAGTCATCTGCCCTCTCCCCTGCCCCATACCACTCACTAAACACATCAAACCCCTCATCCATCAACCTCTTAGTGATGACTGGAACCTCTGGATTCCTAAGACTTCCTATTAAGTAGATCATTCAACCTCTTTTCACTCATCCCACCCCACTTGTCCCCCGCCTTGGCCTCAGTCAGAATGTTCAGGTGGGTTCCCATCCCCCAACTCTCAGGCATCGCCATTTCAGGATGATACATCTCCATGACCTCCTTAGACACCCTATCAACCTCATCAAGCTTATCTAGGGGGACCTCACTGAACAACTCGTCATGGACCTGAAGCCTCAGGAACCTCCCAGCCTCCTCAAACCGCTCAAAATACAACCTAATCATGGCCTGTTTGATAATGGCGGCTGCTGTGGATTGTGGTTTGAACGCAATCGCCCTGTTTGAGTCTGGACCGGGAGTTTTAATCCAGTCTCCAAACTCCTTCTTATAGTCATAGACCTTACTAAACCTATGAACATACCCCCACGGGTTCCGCAGATATCCATCCTTCTCAGCCTCATTTAACACATTCTTATGCCACTGTTTAATCTTAGGAAACAAGGCATAATATACATCCATAACCTTCTTCACCGTCTCTACCGGATGCTCAATCCCAGTCTCACTAAATATCTTAGCCTGAGCCCCTTTCGCTCCCTGCATGAAATTGGCCGCATGGACAAGATGCTTGTAGAGTTGGTTCCTCTCCCACTTAAACCTCCCCTTTAACTCCTCTAGATAAGGGAAGAGTCTGTCATCCGGCCAATCAATATCAGGGAGGTCACTAGACTTAATCCTCGCTCCACCTTCGAGTTCATATAATGCATACACTGTGTAATAACTGTGGATATCCCTTCTAGCGAGCCGGATATATTTAGGATCAAGTGCGAAGTAACCAGTTAAAACAGCCTCGATTCCTGAGTAGTCTCTGGCATACAATATGTTCCCCTCCCCTGACACGATAAGGTTCCTGACGATATTGAATAGGTCGTCTGGCTCAGTTGGATTAGGTCTGGGGAGGTTCTGAAGGTTAGGCTCCTCACACGCAAACCTCAACGTGCTTGGATTATGCGTGTATTGAGCATGAATGAACCCCCACTTATCCGCAGGCATCCCCCCTATAATCTTTCCTGTTGCATGATCTGTGTAACCTACATAGGTCGATAGAAGTCGCTGCACTTTACGATGTTCAAGAATTCTAGGATAAAGCTTATCATTCTTATACTTCTTAACCAACAAGGTTATAGCATCCGCATTATAAGTAACTTTATGTTCCTTACGATCAAAGATGGCCTGATGCTTGAGGGCCTTCTGATAGTTAGACAACCCGACTTTACTAACCTTAAACTCTAAGGGACTAGCCCAGAACGACCTAGGCTCCTTCACAATCATGGTCTGACCAGCACATAACTCCTTATGCCACTTCAACTTAGGCTTCTCAAACCCACAGGTCCCACAATAGGTCACATCTATCTCATGGACCTGTAGGACCATATCGTCTGTGATCGTCTTAGGGACCTTCTTCCAGACCTTAAACTTCCTAGCCTCGATTGGGACAGCCTCTTCCATAGCGGCTTCAATTCCATCCAACAACCCCTGTAACTTATCCTCAGCATTTTGACGTTCAATCAAATCAAGCCTGACCCCAATCCCAGTCATATACTTCAAGATCTCATTGATCTTGATCACATGTCTCTCAAAGACATCCCACAGCCTATTCTTAATGAGATCGGCCTTGACTCCCCTGAAGATTCTCAAAGCCATATCCGCATCCTTCGCGTTATAGAAGGCAGGCTCAGCCTCACTCAGATGTTTCCACATCCCCGTCGTCTGCACATAGAAGGGGGCTACAAACCCAAGACTCTTAGGTAGACTCGTATTGAGTATGTGCCAAGCGACCATTGCATCAAGATCGATACCATGTATTGTAAGATGACGGCTAACCCGAGGAGAGTCATAATTAGTAGAATTCCACCCCAATACATATCCGGCAACTTTGAATAGTCTTTCAATTCCCGCCAAGAACTCAGCAGACCACTTGACAGATACAGTATGAGTCCTATCATGAGCCCAATAGCTAAAACTAATCCTAAGAATGGTATGATCGGCATCCTCTTCCTTCCCTAACTCCCCCTCATCCTTGGTCTTCTTCTTGTAGGGGGTCTCTATGTCATAGCTGAGCGGATTACTAGGATCATTGACAAGAGATTGTATATAACCAGCAATCCAGCCATCAAAAACAGCAGGATCAGGATCAAGTAAGTAATCGTGTTCGTCAAGTCTTAAACCTCCATCAGCAACCTCTAACGCCCTCTTGAATGTGAACTGAACAATAGGCCACAGGTGTGTCTGACCCCTGAGCAGATAGGCTGGGTGAGGACAATGATAGGCCCACGCCTGATATCTGTCTGACCAGAACGGGTACGCATAGTTATCCCTCTTGAGTAGCTCATGATCCCTCTTATAGTCAAGTCCTAGGACCCGCTTGAAGGAGGTCAGTCCCAAACACACGATGACAAAGGTCTTATTGTGCTCGATAGCTTTAATCCTAGCCCCCTCAATAGCCCGATCTAAAATGGGACTACAATTGGAGATGGCTTCTTGTTCATAGGGCTGTTTTATAAGATGGTTGTTTGGTGGTCTACAAAAGATAACATTGAGCAATGTAAGAGAATCTCGTGTAATACCAATTCTTGATAATTGTTGAAAAAGACTAAATCCAGATTTTCCAATTAACGGTCGTCCAGAAATCTCTTCTGATTCTCCAAGAGCCTCAGCAATTACACATACTCCTGAGGTACCATCTCCATCAGGATATGAAAACCCCACAGTTTTTCCATAGGGCGGTAAATATAGTGGGCAGTTTCCACATAGTTCTTTGGGTTTAGGTATCATTGGTCTCCCAGTAAATCTTCTCCGCCTTCTTTCTAGCTACGATAGCATCTTGCTTTTGTTTAAAATGCCCCACACAAATTTCCTTACCATCTAACTTTATTCGTACTCTCCACTTTCCTAAAGATTTTCTCCAACTAACGCCACTAACACCAGATGTGTTATTCTTTTGCGGGTTTTTATTTCTACTGTTTATAGTACGTGTTACTAGACGTAAATTACTTCTTTTATTGTTTAACTTGTTTCGATCAATGTGGTCCCATTCTAATCCTTCTGGGGCCTTTCCAAGTATAAGGTGATATACTTTTTCTATGTTGTCTCCTATAAAAGTTACAGGATATCCATAATGACAAATACACCATGTATGTTTATTAACTGTCTCATAATCTTGTTCGTCTATTTCGAACGGTATTTTGTGTTTACGTGTGTGTAACAGCATCAAGAGTTAGCTATCTCCAAAAGAACATCTGCATGACAAGGCTTAGGACTACACCAACACACAAGATCCCGTCCAGTTAATTCTACCATTTCTCTAGCGATGGGGTCTTTCTCGTCCAAGTAGCGATCCAAAATATAGCTCCTATACTTCCTTATGACCTCATCCCTATCTCCATACTTTCCAATCACAAAGGGGTTGCCCCACTTCGTAGGTCTCCCGACATAGACCGCATCAGGAGGGATGTTCTTGTCTCGTTTGTTGTAGACCTTAGGCATCAGAAGTCTGAGCCTCCATGAGGGTAATACGTTGCTGTCGTGACAATGTATCGTTTACAGTTTGGACATTTATTTGTCCACAGTCCCCATGTTTCATGATACTTACACTTGTCACAAGAGATTCCTCCACCACCCTGATCATGATAAGAGACGGTAGCTGTGGTCTTTTCATCTTCTGTAAGTTCTCTATTCATTAGAATACCACCACCATAGAGGGAAAGGGAGCGCCAGCCTTCGCCCCCACAAACTTCACTCTCCCCTTCAGGAACTCAACAGAACTTGCATACGGCTTGATAATCTCATGAAACAACTTGGTGTCTGTCCTAGCAGGGAGGAGGCACACCACACTATTCAAACTAGAAGGAACATCTAGGACTGAGAATGGGTCTGGATCATTCCTGAACATCAACTCACACTTCTCATGCGCGGCCTTCTCCACGAACTTCTTCTGTAAACCCCTCGAATATGGGGGGTTCAACCAGATATTCCCCTTCTTCAGGTAATCTAGCCACTCAACAACAAGGGCATCCACCACACCTACAGGTGAGTCCGGCCCAAACCACAGGTCACACTTATGATTGACCCCATCAGCTGCTGCATCAAGCACGAAGTGGTAGACATCATCATACCTCTTGAAGAGGGTGTCTGGAGTCTCCCACGAGTCCTTCCCTGAGCTAAACATGATCTCTTGTGTCTTAGTATCCAAACAACACCTCATAGACAGCCTTAACCATATAAGATCCCAGCCAGATGGCACCTAAGACCCCCAGCACAATCAGGATTATGACAGCCACACTCAGCTTAGCCGCTTCCTCTGAGTCAATCCCATCTTCTAGGTTAAGCTTTGTCATTTTACTGTGTCAATTGCGTTTTCAATCATCTTACTTACTAGGTTCAATAATTGAATAGGGGTATTCTTCACCACATCCCTAGTAGACATGGTCATCATGGTAGTCGCCAGTGTCTTTGAGTTCGTAATATTAGCGAATATCGCTCCCTCATATTGTCTCCAGTCACCAATCACATATTTACTCATCTTCCCCCTCTTCTTTACCCCTACATCCTTCACAAACCCTCTCTAGAGGCTCATCTACCCACCTCGCACACCTGCTACACTTCCACTTTGTCTTTAGGGAACTTTTCATATCTCCACCCTTCCGGCTTAATCATAAACACCCCCTCCTTGACATAGCTTCCATCTCTCAGGAGGACACAATGGGGATGCCCATCAAATGAGGTGATCGAACTGACATGGATCATCTGGATCTTCTTCCCAAACCTATTCAAATTAGCTATCCTTACATGCCCATTCCATGCGTCCCACCCATTCCACTTCTTCGCATTCTGGGCACAGGCACACTCGAAGTCCTCTTTAACCACGAACAGGACATCTATATCCTTCGCCCCTTCAGGATCTAGGATGGCTGATCCAATGATTCCAACCTCATAGTCACGAAAGAGGTCAAACACGGCTTCATGTAATTTGTGCATACCTAGTTAATAC